CTGGTTCTATTACCGCAGGTGAGACAGGTGTGAATCAGGGATTTGCAAGTTTTGGATTAACAGGAAGTGACGTAGAGCAAAGGTTCTCGTCAGCATTTAATAATAGACGGGTTCCATCGAGTCCACAGGACGCTTTAAATATTCAAGATCAAATGAGTGCGGTTGTTGCAAACTTCAAGAAAGTCGTCGATCAATTGGGAGCTATCCTAAATGATACAGTTGCAAGTTCCATCAGTACAGGGTTTGCAGAATCTACGGCATCGTCAGGCTTTATAAAATTCAAAGAGTCTTTGAAGTCATCAGTATTTGATAACATAGTAAGTGCAGTGGTTGCAAGTCTTGGAAATACCACATTGATGAAATCAATTATGGCAAAAACGGTTGCGCCTATTGCAGAGTTTTTATCAAAGCAAGGTGATTCGTTTGATACATCGGGTTTCCAGAGCGTAATCAAAGGTATAAGTGTATCGCCAGAGTTTTCAAAGGCTCAAGATGTATTTAGTGGTGTGTTCGGTGGTCTTGAATCCTTGTCCAATAGTTTCTTTCCGAACAGGTCAAATTCTGTGGCAACGGCAATTAAAATTCCTAAACTTGCAGGGGGTGGACAAATTACTAGATCAGGTCTTGCCTTTGTGGATAAGGGAGAAACTTTTTCAGGCATTGGAACATCAAGATTAAGCACAGACGGAGGCGGTGGCGTTACTGTTGACTTACGTGGTGCAAATGTGAATCTATCAAGTTCGCAAGATATAAGGACGGTCGGTAATGAATTGGGTAATATGGTTAAATTAGAACTAAACAAACCTAGACAATTTAGTCAAATATAAATGACAGAATTAATACATAGCATATCGGGTTACACAGAACAGGTGACAGTAAAAGACAGTCTGAGTTTTCCACTTGCCGTTGAATCTGCATTTGGTTCGGTTTTCGTTGGTGTGAGTGGCGATGTTGTCAGGTCAGTGGAAGGGGATAGTAAGAACTGGACAACTGAGAGTGCAGGCTTAACGGGTAAAGTGACCGCCTTAAAACTTCACACAGACGGTTTCCTGTATCTTGGAACCGATGGTGGTAGGTTATACCGCAAAAACTCAGTTGACGGTGCGTGGTCGCAGGTAGGAAGCGCACAATCAACGATATTTCATCAGATTGCCAGTAAAAGTGGGGATAATATCTATATTGCTGGCGAAGATGGCGATGTTTATACCTCAGACGGTAGTACGCTTACGTCTGAGCATACGACAGGTGAAACGTCCGTAAAGGGTGTTGAGGTATGGGACGGTAAAATATATGCGTCCACAACGGCGGCAAAGGTATTTGCAAAAGATTCGTCTTGGTGGCAACAAGATATATTATCAGGTGACAGTATTGGTTATATCTGGCGACTACTTGAAGTCGATGGTCAGTTGACAGGCATTGCAGACAACGGGTTCCATTACAGGCATGATGGCTTTACATGGGAAAAGAATAAGATTAGCGATGGTTTGATGCAGGCACACGCCGTATACCTTGACAGAGAAGTTGCTAGTAATTCAAGTGGCGATTTGTTTTTCCGAGAGAATCAGAGATGGAATAAAAAGCACACGTTCCCAACAATCGTTGGCATGGGTTCCCATAAAGGTAGGTTGATAACCGTAGTGTCTGGCGATGATGTTGTTAAGAGTATTAATTTTCCAAAGCTGATTAATAATGGAAATGATAATTGGTCTGAATCAGAACCAAACAAATTAGGGTTTTTGGGTAATGTAAAACGTGATGGTGCTATAAGTGAACAGCGAAGTTATAAGGACGTAAGCCAAACAAATATTTCAGGAACCGTTACAGTCGATACGCTTGCATTGGCACAGACACAATTGCAGTTGATTCAACAGGCTACAGAACGCAAAGAGTTTAAGTTGTGGTTTGATGAAGATAAATATAAATTCGGCATGAAAAACAATTTTCAAATTTCGCCAATAAAAGAAAACATTCAGCCATATACTTTAAGCATTGTCCACAATGACCCGTACCGATATGCAAATCAGTTTAAGTTTTCTCATTTAGAATTGGCTTGGTCAGATGATAAGATTGGTATTTCTCAGGCAAGTGGTGACGCAGATGTTGATTTTGGAACGAATTCAAAGCATTCTGTGAGGCAAACATTCATTGCAGAGCATAGTACGGTCAGCAAGATTACGATTAAAACTGCGGCAAATACTGGTACACCATCGGGCGATGTGGTGTGTACCATAAGAGATGAATTCAGCAACGTACAAGACACCGTGACTGTTGTAAGTGGTGATTGGGTTGCGGAGTCAGAGCTTGAATTGTCATTCCAATATGCACCGATTCAAATAGGGCGTACATATAATTTGATGCTGAGTGGAGATCAAGCCTTTGATGATACCAATTTTAGGTCTGTAAGTGGTGCGACATTATCAAATGAATATCAAGGCGGTCAATACGAACATAGTTCAGGCGATACGTTTACGCAGAATATAAGCGGCGATCTATATTTTAAGATCAGTTATTGCACGAAGTCGATTACGGTAAACAATAGTGGTAATGCTTTTGCCAGACCACGTATAACAATGATTGCTGATTCAGGTGATTTGATTGATACGAGGATTATAAATACAGAGCCAGAAGGTGGTACTTCATTCTTTAGGTATTCGAAAAACTTGGTGCAGACAGGAAGTATGATATTTGATTCAACAGCGAGGCAAATTTTAGGTGGTGGCAACGATGCCGCAAATTTCTTCACAGGTGATTTTATTGAAATGCCAAAAGGTGATAATGTGGTTACAATAGAATCTGCGCCAGCACGTTACCAGATTGAACATAGAGACACCTTTATATAATGGCGAAATACGGAACGGTTAAATATGGTCAGGAAAAATACGGGGGTGAAAGCCGTCCTTTTAATCTAAGGGTTATATTACGCAATAAAAATAATGATATTGCTGTATTGATTGACCCGAAATCTACGTTCCATGATTTTGCAAAGCCGTTTAAGTATGGTCAGCGCAAATATGGTCAAGCTAAATATGCAGGCGAGAACAGACAACCAGTATTATTGGATGCGAGTTGGGAGTATAATCGCATTGGTGGTTGTGGTGGTGCGAGTATTGTGTTGGGCTTACCATATCAATCATTGGATGGAATAGAAGATGGCACGGAAATACAAATTGATGTCTTGGATGAAATCGGTGAACGATATTCTACGTGGTATCGTGGTGAGGTGGCAACAAGAAGTCAGGGGCTTGCAAATTTAAGTACGGTGACATTGCAGGTGCAAGGCTTTGTGATGCAACTTGAAAGAATAAGGCTGGATTCGCTTTCATTTACTGATTCAAACACAGATGATATTGTCAAGTTTATAATGGACAATTTTGTCATACAGGACACGCAGATAAAAAGAACACCAGACAAAGGGCTTGTTCGGGCAGAAGGGTTTGTTGTTGATGCTATAACATTCAATGGTTCGGTGATGGCGGCGTTCAGATCGTTGGCAGAAATAAGTGGCAACGCAGAATGGGGCGTGAATAATGAGAAAGAAATATTTTTTAAGGTAAGAAGTACGGAAGTAAAAAATTCTCTTACTGTTGATAATTTAACTGCCTTGTCTGAGTCTAGTGATTTTAGTTCTATAAAAAACGAATTCAAATTATTTGGTGCAGGGTCGTTCACAAGAAGTAAATTAGATATTGAGAGTCAAGAAAAGTTTGGAAAACGTACTAATACATTACAACAGGCGGCGATTTCGACAAACGATACCGCAGATCAATTTATAGATGGCTTTTTAACTGACGGAAAAAATCCAATTGACACTGTGAGTGCAAGTGTTGGAAATATAAGAGAGAGGTTGGAGGATATACCGCCACAGGGACAAATTTCTTTTTCTGTATTGGGTTCGTCCCCGTTTATTAAAACGTCTTATCAAGTAGAAAGTATAAATTATGGTATGGGCAATGGTGACGGTTTACAGGTTAATATTATCGGTGGAAAAGTCAAACAGGATGTAACAGAAACAATTGCTTATTTAGATTATAGGCTCAATCAATTAACAGATACATAAGGAGATATAATAATGTCAAGTTATCCGACGGCAAAAAAAGATTTCAAAGCACCTGTTGATAATGAGGACGACATCAAAGCCAGTGATATTGTTACTTTGCAACAGGAAAACAGGGCGATTCAAGACTTTTTGGGTACAGTGTCAAAGGTTCAGAATATAGGTCTGGCAACGGTATTACTTGATTTCAGGCAGGCGGTAGCGATTACAGTTGCCGCCAGTAGTGATACCGTTACGGTTCCCGCGCAAAGAATGATGATAGACCAACGTGCGTGTGTTAATGCCGCAAATATATCGTTGGACTTGGACGGCAACATTGATGGAAGTGGTTCTTCCGCCGCATCAACGACATATTATGTGTATGCCGTGGATGACAATGTTCCAGCGGGTACGTTTAGTATGAAGTTCAGGACTTCAAACGCTGATAACTTTACTGGTGAGCGTAAAATCGGTTCCGTTACAACGGCGTCAAGTGGTTCGCCACCTAATATCGAAACAATTACAGACGACGATGCGACGACGGCAGTAGAAGAAAAGCTGGTTAAGGCGTGGGTTATGGCAGACGGAACAGGTACGGCGGCAATTCAAGACAGTTTCAATGTATCTTCAATCACTGATAATGGGACTGGGGATTATACCGTAACATTTGACACTGATTTCGCAAATGCGTTTTATGCTACGGCGGGTCTGGCAATGAGTACAGCGACACAGGGAATACAATTGAGAAAACAAAATACTGCACAAGTAGTTGGTTCAATTAATATTGAAGTGTTAAATACGGCGGGAACTAATGGTGACGCCGAGTTTTCATTAATGGCAATTGGCGACCAGTAAATAGGGAGATAAAAATATGGGTTACAAATCAAGGGTGTATTATTTAGCGAATAATGAGTTGTCAATTGTTATTCCAGCACCGAAGTCAAAACGTATTGGTGAGTCTGAACAGGATTGGCTTGAAAGAGTTTATGCAAAAGCTGTCAGCGAGTCACAGAAAAGGCTTGATGCCACACGGTTTAATCTGTTGTTTGAACAGCAAAAATCAATGCCAAATCCAAAGAAGCTCACAGGGCTTGCAAAGGGTGTGGAATGGTGTGAAAATACGCTGTTGGTAGGCAAGGAGTTTGACGATAAAACAGACGTTGATTATCCGTCTGAATATAACGATGAAAACAGGGAGAAGTTGAGAGGCGAAAAGGGACAGCCATTGCGAATTGATAATACGGTTGTAACGCAAGCCGAAAAGCGTAAAACCGTTGAAGATGAACTGGACGCTGAACTTGCAAAGCAGAGTCCGAGCGCAGTTAAAGCGATGAAACTGAATCGTAAATTGGAAAAACGAGATTTTTAGAAAGGGGTGACGGGGTGATGTTATTAGATATATTAGCTTGTGCATTATGTGGGACGATGATAACGGTTGGTGGCTTTTCAGTAAGGTATTTCATTATCAGAGCAAGGGTAAACAATATTGAGATTCTGACCAACTACGCTTGGCAGGCGATCAGGGTAGCAAAGGACAAGATAAAACCAGACGGCAGGGGTGCAGAGAAATTTAACGTCAATGAAGATACTAAAAAAGCAAGTAGGAGGCAAAGAAGAATACCTTGAGGATGCAATTCACGCCGCATATCAGCAAATGAAGGGGTTAATTTGAAAAAACTTTCACGCCTAACCATATCAACCGTATAGACTTATAAACTATTTTAAAAATAAATAATTTTGTTGTTGCATTCATACCAACACTTTGTATAATACAAACATGATTAAGAAAAAGATTAAATATTTGGTGCGATTCTATAGGCGTTATTTTTGGTGGCATAAATGGGAGTATTGGAACCCTTTTGACAGAGAGTGTACTGTCTGTGGTAGACATGAAGTCTGGCATTGTTGGGCATGGGAAATGAATACAGGCAAAGGATGGTGGGAAATCTTCAACGATGGAGATACAACAAAACACACTAATTAACATTTACAACATTTTGAAAGAGGTAAAAATGGAACAAGATAGAGCTACGACATTATTAATGGCAACATTTGAATTGCTTAAAAAGCAAAAGAATAGCGGGTACGTATTAAACCTTCTTGAAGAAACTGTTTTTTATGATGAAGCAGATTGTGACGGTAATTGTCTCATGGAGGACATCGCAATGCACTTAGAATATGATTTAGACGAGAACGACGGTGTATCATCAGGCGACTATGAAAACCAACAGTTGGGAGAAAGGCAGGCGATTGAATGAATGAAAGAATTGTGAATTTAACACAAAAAAGCATTTTAGAATTTACAGACAAAGATACAATATACATTACAAAAATGAGGGGAGGGTATAAAGAAACATTCTTTTGTTCTTTTGTTTCATATTACAAAGGAACGGTAACGGGAAAGATTATCACAACCGATTCATTGTTTAATAGAATGTGTAACGAAATAGACCGTGAAGTTTATGCGAAACTAAGAAACTGTTATTTGTGGGGAAAGGCTGAACTGCTTGAAAGGGATTATTGTCATTGGTTTAAAAAAGGGGGGCTTGTTGCATGTTAAAAACATACACGATAAGATTTGCAATCACAGCGACGATTGTGTTTATATTTGTGAGGTTAATATGATAAAACCGATGCAAGTAATTAAAGGAAATCTTGAAACCACGGCAACGGATTTACAGGAACGATTGGATTCAAGCGTTGCCAGTGGGTACAGTGAGCCAGAGTATCAGGCGGAGTTATCGGAATGGATTGATACGCTTTCAAAAACTGTAATGGAAATGGAAAATCATATTGAACAGGTAAAGAAGGAAGCTAATGTATGAAATATTTTGAAATAATAGACGATATGGAAAAGCAGAAAAACAAGTACATTAAGTATATAGGTGGTGGTAAATGGGATGCTGTCAAGGATGACGAAATGTTGAAGGAAGTAATGTTGACGGTTGAGAAATTTTTGGAAGCGGTAAAGGAAATGCACAAATGAGAAAGTTTTATTATCAGACAAGTTTCTATCCTTATCCGAGTTTTGTAAGGGCAAAGAACAAAAAGGATGCGTGGAAGAAAATCAGAAGGGCATATCCAGATTATAAAAACCACAAAAGATTTATAACTTTATTTTAAGAGGGGTGATTGAATGGCAAACATGAATTATTGCAGGTTTCAAAATACGCTGGTAGATTTAAGACAATGCCATGATGAATGGGATGAAATTGATGATGATTGTCCAGAAGAAAAAATGGCACGTTATAAAATGTTAAAATTATGCCAGAGTATCGTTGATAGTTTTCCAGCAGAAGAATATAAACCAGAAAGGGCAGGCGATGGAAATTAAAATTGATGTGCCAGTTGGCAAAAAAGGGATTTGGGAAATTGATGAATTTGAGATTTCAGAACGGCAGGCTCAAGAGTTTAATATGAGGGCTTTGTTTCAGTTTTCTAGTAGCAATTCAGATAGACGAGTTGAGGCAGGTACATATAAAAGACTTGTTAGAGATGGCAAGGACACAATAATGAGCAATACGCCTGCGGAAATAAATGATTGTGCGCATTTCATTAGAATGGCACACGGTAAAGTCCTTATCAATGGATTGGGTTTGGGTGTTGTGCTTACTGCGATATTGAAGAAAAAAGAAATTAAATCGGTGGTTGTAATTGAAAAAGAAAAAGACGTTATTGATTTGGTTGCACCGACATTCAAAGATAAGCGGCTAACTATTATAAACGAAGATGCCTATGAATATAAACCACCAAAGGGCGAGAGATATGACTTTGTTTGGCATGATATATGGGATGACCTTTGTTCGGACAATCTTGAGCTAATGGGTAAGTTACACAGGAAATACGGCAGAAGGACATCGTGGCAAGATTCGTGGGGCAAATTGATTTGCTTGCATCAAAGAACCAGATAAAAATTTTTCTTGACAAGAATTACTTTGTTTGTATAATACAAAGAAATAATAACAATTTTCATTTAAAGGGGGTGATTAATTTGGCAGTAACAAACGCACAGAGAATTGATGGTTGTAAGAAAAAGATCAGGCTTGGTATTGAGAGTGTTTTGAATGATGGTTTTTCGGAAAATGATCTTGGATTCAAAGAGTCGCAGATAAACAATGTGGTTGATAATTTATTTCGCATGAAACATTTAATGCAGGGGGCAAAGAAGTGAGGAAGCGCATTGGTAGAATAATATGTATTATGTTTTTGGCATTTGTTGTTTGTGCGCTAATTGCGGTAATGTATTTTCTTGGCGGTACAGTAGATAGTCATTTATTTTGGACTGAATATTTATCAGAGGGGGCAAGGTGAAGCATGAAGAAAAGAAAATAGATGAAATGGACGGTATGAATATAATTGCTTATATCAGTATGTTGCAATTCAGGGTAAAAATTTATCGTGTTGTGGTTTTTACGGCTATTTTGATGATGCTTTTATTGGGCTATTTGGTGAACCACTTAGACAGTGTAATTGAGAAGCAACAGAAAGAAATAGTGAAATTGAACGTGTTGCCCGCAGTAGAAAAAAAGGACATCAGTTGGACGATGGACGAATTGCGACAGACTACACATATAAAACCATTATATGTAATAAACAGGAAGGGGATGAAGTAGTGGAAAATTATGTCACAGTAATTAAAAATCAAGCAGAGAAGTTCAGGGAAGTAAACACGAATCTGGATTTTAACAAAGAGGAAGTGTTTGCCGTTCAGCAGTTTGCGAATAACGCCGCACTGGTGAAGTGTTCAATAACTTCAATACAGCTTGCGGTGTTGAACGTGGGTCTTACTGGGTTGTCGCTTAATCCGTCACTGGCGTATGCGTATCTGATACCACGCAAAGGTAAATGTGTTCTTGATATAAGTTATCGTGGAATGATACAGATTGCATACAACGCAGGTGCGGTTAAGAATATTCGTGTGGAAGTTGTCAGGAAGAATGACGTATTTGAATATCATGCAGGCAGTAAAAATACATTACTGCACTCGCCAAATGTATTTGCAAGTGTAGAAGAACGTGGTGAGATCATAGGTGTATATTCCGTTGCGGTTTATGTAAACGGTGAAATATCCATTTGCTGTATGTCTAAAGAGGAAGTGGAGTTTATTAAAAGTAAGTCACAGGCGGTAATTGCAGGCAAGGACACCATTTGGAAAGAATGGGAAGGCGAGATGTATAAAAAGACAGTATTGAAACGCCATTTCAAGATGTTGCCAAAGTCGGGAAAATTGCTTGAAGCCGTGGCAATTCTCAATGAACATGAGGGAATTGACTTCAAAAAGCAAGAAAAGGATGAAAAATCAGACATTACCATGCCAGAGCCAATAAAGCAGGCTGATATTACACCAGATGACGGTTCTGACGCACAAATGGGTGATGGCATGTCTGAACAGCCAGTGGATGGCGAGGGCGCACACGGGGCAAATGCGGACGAAAATGAGTTCTCGCAACAAATGGGACGTTTCAAGAAGGCTTTGACCGAACCAGTGTACAGAAAACACTTAATTGAGGATATTGGCGTGGAAACCAGTAGGTTGGTTACAAATCCAAGTTCGCAGGCTGACACAATAGCGCATTTTCAAGAATTGTGTGATGAATTAAAAGTGAAAGTTGAGGCATAAATGAGAAGTAAGGATATAAAATTTCTGGACGAAGATCATAGTTATTGGGTAGATGGTCAGCGCATTGCCAGTGTGACACAGATGATTGATGCGGTGTACCCGTCAAAAGGCAAGGAATATTATACCGAGGATAGCAGGCAACGTGGTCGGGCTGTACATTTGGCAACGGAATACTATGACAAGGGCATTCTGGACGAAAGCACTGTACATGAACGGGTAGTTGGGTATCTGAACGCCTATAAGAAGGCGAAAGCAGAGCTTTGTTTGAATATTCATCCAGAGGATATTGAAATCAGGGTTTTCCATAGAGGCTTAAATGTATGTGGCATGATAGATAAGCTTGACAGGACGACAAAGACGCTGATTGATATTAAAACTGGCATACCGAAAGACGAAGATTATATACAGACAGGAGGCTATATCGTGAGCCTTGAGGAATTTGATTATCAAAAGCGGTTGATTTTGTATCTGAATAAAAACGGCAATTATAAGTGTGATTGGTGTAGTAAACCAGAAAGGATTAATGACATACGGGATTTTATATCAATAAACCAGATATTTAATCGGGGTCTGGTAAACGAAAGATTTCATATCGGATAACCAAAATTAATTTTATTTACAAAGGGGTAGAAAGTGGAAAAATTCATACCAACACAGGAAAATGTTGATGCGCAGAAAAATTCAGTGGAATTACTTGAGAGAGCAGAAGGTACAAAGATTGCAAATCAGGCCGAGTATGGGTTGAATGTTAACATCATCAGGGAGTTGAAGAAAAAGTGGAAAACCGTTGAGGAAGCACGGAAGAAAATGAAAAAACCTGCGGACGATACGGTGAAGGAAATTCAAGACTTTTTCAATCCAATATTAAGTGCATATAAACAAGCTGAAAACAAACTAAGGGGTTTGTTGGGTGATTACGACACCGAACAGGCACGTATTAGGAAAGAGGCACAGGATAAAATAGACAAAGATTTGAAGGAGAAAAAAGACAAAACCGAAACTGCGGCTATTGAAGCTAGAGAGAATAACAACGAAGCGGCGGCGGTAAGTCTTGAGATTCAATCTAATGCGTTACCACAGACAGGGGTTCAGCTAAAGCCAGCGAAGGTTCAAGGTGTGTCCAAGACAACGGTTTATGAATATACAGTTGCAAATCTAGGACAAGTGCCACGCAATTTTCTTATGATAAACGATAAGGCGATAAAGTCGTTTATAACTGCCACGAAGGGAGAGATGCCAATTGAGGGCATCAGCATAACATCGAGGGAACGGGCAAATATCAGGTAATAAGAAAGGAAATTATGAAAAAACATACAAAGCCAATTATTAACACTCATGTTCATTTATTTGAAGAACATGAAAACCTTCTTTCTGCGTTTGTGGAAAAGCACAAATTGGAAAAAATTACCAAAGCCGATATTATCAGAACGGCGATAACGGGTTTGTTTGACCGTGGTGAAAGGTTTATTCTGAGTGCCATTAAAAAAGAAAAAGACGAATAGTGACAAGGCAATTTGCCTGAGATGTGGGAAAAAATTCAAGTCAGCAAACAAAAAGGATGGCGGTTCGCTCAATGGATGCTTTGAAAATGACCATTGGGGAATTTAAAGATCGCCTAATTATTGAAATTGAAAACTTGATTGGAGGGGGCTTTTGAGTGTGAAAGATTTATATAGTGTGCAATTAATACAATCGGAAGAATCATATCCGTGGTTGTTAAGAAAGCATTATGCACATAGGATTCCGAGTATTTCGTTTTGTTATGGTCTTTATTTCAATAAAATATTATCAGGGGTTTTGACTGTTGGTAAGCCACCAAATAACGCTTTATGTGTGGGTGTTTGTGGGGGATTACACTCAAAACATGTTTATGAACTAAACCGTCTTTGTATAAATGAAAACATGCAAAAAAATACCTTGTCTTTTTTTCTTGCAAACACATTAAAATTATTGCCATCAATGATTTTAATTAGCTATGCCGACACGTCAAAAGGACATCATGGTTATATTTATCAGGCGACGAATTGGGTTTATACTGGATTGTCCGCAAAAAGGACAGAGAGGTATGATAAAAACAATCCAAATAAACACAGTAAAACCGTGACACAGAACAAAGGGGTAAATTATCAAGATTTAGATGTTAGGGATAGGCCACAAAAACATCGCTATGTTTATTTTATTGGAACGAAAGCACAAAGAAAGGAATGGGACAGTCAATTAAAATATAAACGCCAAACATATCCAAAGGGTGATAACGGAAGATATGATGCACGTTTTGAACCCCAAACACAATTGAGGCTATTTTGATATGACCACTGAGTTTAAAGATCGCTACATTAAGTATTTAATCGGTCAAGGGCTTACCAGTGTTGATGCTGGTAAGCTGTTTGACAAGGGTTCGGGTGAGTTTGACTATGGGTATAGTCCAGAATGGTATGCCAGAGAGGAATTAAACTGTTATTATAATTAGAGACATTCAAAAAGTAACACATGAAATTGCAAAAGAAAAAGGATGGTATAATGGTAAGTGTTTAGAGTTTGGAGAAGTGATTGCATTATGTCATTCTGAATTGTCAGAGGCATTGGAATGTTTCAGGCAAGGCAAAAAATACAAAGAAATAATAAATGAAGATACTTCTGTATTTGGTGTAAGCAAACCAACGGGTATTCCAATTGAACTTGCAGATTGTGTATTGAGGATATTAGATTTTTGTGAGTACGTTGGTATTGATATGGAAAAGGCGATTGAATTGAAAACTAAATACAACAAATCAAGATCATATAAACACGGGGGTAAGGTGATATGAATGAACTTGATAAAGAACAAACAGAAGTAAATCGTGACACTGGTATTAAACTGGCGGTTGATAATGCTTGTGAAAAAGAGTGTGGTTGGTTGGACGAAGCAATAAAATACATTGCTAAATATCCATTCGATACTTTTATGACGGAAGAACTACGCATTTGGTCACATACGAACGGGTTGCCATATCCGCCAAATAGTAGAGCATGGGGTGGTGTTGTAAAGGTTGCAAAGGAAAAAGGCATGATTAAACATATTGGATATAATAACGTCAGGAATCCGAAAGCACATGGAACGCCTGCAAGTGTATGGGAGAAAACAGGAAAATGATTAAATACAAAACAGGTGGGTATCACAAGGAAATAGAGGCGGTTGAGATTGAAAAGGAAAGCGAAAAATCGGTTTGGATTAATGGTCGTACACAATTAAAACACACCTCTTATCATAATTATTTTGACACATGGCAACAAGGAAAAGACTTTCTTGTAAAAGAAGCACAACAAAAAGTTGACCTTTGTGCCAAAAGGTTAGAATATTCACAAGAGAAGCAGGCAGAGTTATTGGAAAAACTAGATACAGAGGAAAAAGAAAATGAAAATTGAAAACAAAACTATTACAGAAAAGAATTATCTTGGCAAAGTGACTTATGTGCCGAGTCACGCATTAGGCAAAGGCGCAGGACATGAAGATTGTGAGCAGGGCGTGATTATCAGGTGTACAGATTATTTTGTGTGGGGATAAATAAATATTTTTTATCTTGCAACTGATAATAATATTATTATAATACTGATATGGAAAAAACATTGAAACAAATGAGGTTCGATAAAGGGATGACGCAGGCGGATATTTTTAAGGCGACAGGTATACACATGCCAAAGCTATCATTGATTGAAAACGGTTATGTTGTGCCGTCAGACGATGAAAAACAGAAAATATCGAATGCTCTATCTTGTAAACCTTCTGAAATTACTTACTAATTAAAATGGCAAGAATAAGATATTTAAAGCCAGATTTCTTTTTTGACGATGACCTTGCAGAATTAGGATTTGCAACGAGGCTGTTTTTTCAGGGACTTTGGTGTTACGCTGATAGAGAGGGACGATTGGAAGATAAGCCAAAAGTTTTAAAGGCTCAAATTATGCCTTATGATAGTGTTAATCCAGAGAAAATACTATGTGAATTGACAGATAAATTCATTGTCAGGTACACGGTTGAAAGTCGTAAGTATATACAGATAAACAACTTTAATAAACATCAGAAGCCACACCACACCGAGAAAGAATCTTTAATACCAGAGTGTAACGGTAATATAACGGTTAAACAACCGTCTAAAGACACCCTCAAAGAGAAAGAGAAAGAGAAAGAGAAAGAGAAAGAACAAAAAACCCTCTTTCTTAAATCGGTTTATTTAACAGCAGAAGAACACGGGGAACTTTTATTACGTTTTCCCATAACCCATGATAAGAAAATTGAAAATCTTGACAGATACAGTCGTATCAATCCAAAAATATTTAAGGGCTATGCCAGCCATTATGATGTCATCTTGAATTGGGCAAGGGATGAAAAGCCAGAATACATACCGAATTCACAGTTGCCAAAAGAAAATAAACCAGTGATTAAAACCGAGGCAACACAGAAAATTGCAAAGTCAATGTTGGCACTGGGTAAATTATTGGGTAAAGGCACAGAGAAACAGAGGAAGGAAAGGAAAGGAGAGTTTGAGAAATTACAAAATGAAATGAAGATTGCACATGAAAGTGCGAAGAAAGAATTTGAGAGTGAAAAATGAGATATAACAATAATGTATGGGCGATTGCTTATCATTACGCCGATATTGATTCCAAAGTTTATGAAGGGTTTTTTGGAATATATTATTTCAATATTTTTATTGCATCAGAGTGTGAAGGATTTAGGATTGCAACATTTAAGACCAGAAAAATTGCGAGAGAATATTTAAAAGAGGTAAGGGTGAATGGGTATACAGGAAAAAGAAACAGAGCAAGAGTTGTTAAACTTCAAATTTATTATAAGGTGATAAAATGAGTGAATACGTTACAGATGAAGAAATTGACAAAGTATGGGGCAATGCTAGTTTTGGGGATTGTAGCAAGAGGCATGTTGTGAATGAGGCTGTGTTGAAAGTTGCAAGTGGGTATTATCAGGGAAGCACTTCAAGGGGGATTGTTGAAGAATTGAAATTAAAAAGAACAAATTTAAACGAGCTAACAGAGATGGGCAAAAAGTATTTATGGGAACAGTTTCACGATAGGATATTAAATTTATGAAAATATTAAAACTGCTAAAACGACTACACACAGCGATTAAACAACAGGCTTGCGACCATGAGTATGATGATGCGATATATATCAATGCCGTGGCAAAGCGATATATTGAAAAAGACGAACTTGTTTCCGATAACGATGTTTTATTGATAAAGGGTGAAAACTTTAAGATTTGTTTTCACTGTGGGTTTGAAAAAACCGTAAGGTATCAAAAAGATGTAGGGGTTTCAACAGGCGATAGGTGTTGGCGTTATGGTTGTCAGGGGATAATTGAGAAGGTCGAGGGTTCATGTTCGTGTCATACAGGCAATCCGCCTTGTTCATATTGCACAGATGCGCCAGTTCTTTGTTATGTTTGCGGTTGGGAGGAATCATTTGAAGATAGAATCAATTAGTAATGAATTAAAGTTAATACCAGAAAATGATATGGATTTGTTTCATATCGGTGTTATTTCTCAAAAAGTTCCTTGTTCGTTTCAATGGGTAAATAAAAAAATAAAAGACATGGCAATGACAAGCGAAAATTTAGTGTCGGCTTTAGCAAGAAAGGATAATATTGAAAAATAAAATATCAGTACCAACAGAGAGTCAGAGCCAGATTGCGGTTGTGAATTGGTTTCATGTTCAATATCCGACAAAGGTAATATTTGCAATTCCGAATGGGGCTTGGTTGCACGGTACAAAATTGCAACGTATTCAACAGGCGAACAAAATGAAAAGAGAAGGTCTTTTGAAGGGTGTAAGCGATTTGTTTATTGCCGTGCCAAGAAACGGTTTGCGCAGTAGTCATGGATTGTTTTTAGAAATGAAACGAGAGGGTGAAACTGCAAGTAGTATTTCAGATGAACAGAGATTGTTCTTAGACCAGATGTTTGCATTGGGTTTTGATGCGCATTGGGCGGCGGGGTTCGACCAAGCAAAAGAGATAATAGAAAAATATATGAAAGAGGTGATATGAAGAATGAAAACTTGGCATCGGATTGGTTTATAATAATGCTCTTGATTAGTTGCACTGCATTGTCAGTGTGGAATTTATTGGAACATACTGTCATTGGATATGTAAGCGGCGGATTTTTTGCTTTAATAGCAATAACTTTATTTTTTGGGATGGTGGCAAGTGGAAAAGAAAAACGAAAACTCAAATACTATAGTAAATCGGAATCCAGTAGTGGCACTGATAATAGCATACAACGAAGCCGAACGGATTTTTCAGACAATTAGAAACCTGTTGCCGCATGTCGCAGAGGTTATTGTTGGTGACACTGGTTCAACAGATAAGACATGTGAAATTGCGAGAAAAGCAGGGGCAAGGGTTGTTGGTTTGGAATGGAACAACAATTTTGCACAGGCACGAAACGAATTGATGTCTGCGACCACAAGAGAGTGGTGTTTGTTTTGTGATGCAGATGAAGAATTTGGTGACGGGTTCTTTGAGTTGATGCACCAATCGCTGTTTGATTTGGACGACATAGACGCTTTCTATATCTGGCGAATATCTGAATTTGATGAACAGGTGGTTGGCGAAGAATTTCAACCGAGGCTGTTACGACGTGAGAAATGCGGATGGCATGGCGAAGTGCATGAGGGTATCACAACGAAAAAGTACGCCAATATACCAAAGCATATTGCAGTAATGTATCACAGGCATACGATGAACAGGCAACGGTGGAATAATTTGATGTATAAAATGCAGAAAGATGGTCAGGGTAGACCGCCAGAAAACATGGGTGCGGAAGAACGTGATGGCAAGTGGGTTGAATTTGAGAACGAAAGAAATGGATAAAAGAAAAACACATAAACAAACACTACTGTCACAATATTCTTTTTTTGTTCCTCTTTGTACGGTGAATAAAATTGACCCTGATGCAAAGATGTCAAGCAAGTGGAAGCCTGTTACTTGTAAATTATGTTTAAAAAAGCGTGAAAATCGTGTTGAGAAATATTTTGATGATAAACGAAAGAAATGAATAATTTTTAAACGGGGGTAGTTATGGAAGCAAAAGACTTCGTAATAAGATTTGGAAAAAAGCACAAAGGCAAGAAACTTGAGGAAGCACCTTTGTTATATCTTGATTGGCTTATCGGTCAGGATTGGTTGAATGGTTACACCAGAAAGATAATTGAGGAATATTTGAGTGACCCAGTAATTGCAAGGAATTTGAAAAGCGAATTGGCGATGAAAGCGGACAGGGAATGATTAGATTAATAAAAGCATTAATTAAAAAGATCAGACAGGCGCATTGCGATCACGATTGTTCTAGTACGATCTACACAAAAGCAAAAGCAAATAGAACGCTTTACAAAGGACAGATGGTAGATACTACAATGGTCACTTTTTTGAATTCTCAGCTTTATACGACGTGTGTCATTTGCGATAAGGAGATTGAAATAAAATGAAATTAGACATAATAATTCATGGCAACAGTAATCACACTGGATTTGGTATTCATTGCCGAAATCTGTTAAAAGCGTTGACAATTGCAAAGAAGAAAGTTGCGTTTGTGCCTATTCAGCCAATGACACATCAGTTGGTTGACACTGATTGTATTAAGGACACACTGGATAATCAGAGGTATATAACAGGCAACGAACCTGCATTGATGGTATATCATGCAAGCCACATGATTAAATTTTGTGGTCAGCCACGTATGGGTTATGCCATATTTGAAACTGATGTCATACCAGAGCATGAAATTGCGTTATATAAGACATTAGATCAGGTTTTAGTTCCTAGTGAGTGGGGAAGGAATGTATTAGTTGCCAATGGTATTAATTATAAAGAAAACGGGTTTCCTGAACAGCTTGACAGCATCAAAGTCGTTCCAGAGGGCTATGACCATACTTGTTTTAATGTGACGCAAGTACCAGAGGAAATAATACACAGAGCAAGACAGCGTGGTTATTGGTCTTTTCTCCACGTGGGTAAATACGAAGAACGCAAATCTACAAACACAATACTTGAGGCTTTTAAGATTGCCGTTGAGCAAACGGGTGTGCCTGCCATACTTAATGCAAAGATTGAGAATCCATTTGACGTTGATGCCAACAAAAATATTTCGTTTGCGCTTACAGGTGATAAAGACATCAGGCTTTGGTCTGGTCAGCAAGTGACCGATGCAGAAATGGCAAGGTTCTACCATGAATCAGATTTTGGGCTATATGCAAGTAAGGGTGAGGCGTGGGGATTGCCGATATTAGAGTCAATAGCATGTGGGTTGCCGACTATAACATCGAATTGGACGGGAATGAGTGAATACCTGAAAGGATATCCAGATGGCTTAATTGTTGGTACAGGCAATCAGGCAAAAGCAGATGATGGCAAATTCTTTAGAGGTGACAGAGGGTGTTGGTATGTTCCAGACAAAGAGGATTTGATTGAAAGAATAAAATTTGTATTGAGGGACGCAGAGCAAATATATAGACATCTAAGGGTTTCGTGCGTTGATGCTGTAAAAGGCTATACGTGGGAAAATGCAGTTAAGGAGTTAAATCTATGAGTGATAAAGTGCCTGATGTTCCAGAAACAATATGGAAGTATACAGACCTTCATGGAGTCGTAAAGGAATCATGGGTAATGCCTGTGCATGGAACTTACCTTAATATTGCAGAATATACAATCAGGGACAACAACAGCCTGATTAAATGTAACAATGAATTGAGTAAGCTTGTTGAAGAGTTGGAAGGAGAGATTGAGAAGGCGAAGAGGGAAGCTGATGCAATCAAGAAAACTCTTGCACTTGCGGACAAGGTGGGAAAATGATAAGGGAAATATTGTGTTTATTGGGATTCCATGAATGGTGGAATCTAATATACTACGGCGGTCAAACATGTCGGTATTGTGGAAAGGTAGTAAAATGAATAGAAGGTGCGATAAAAAGGGGTGTAATAAAAGGCATTATGCAAGGGGTTGTTGCAGAAACCATTATAATGCACTTCCAGAGGTAAGGGCAAGGGTAAAGCAATATGGCAAGGATTATTACGACAAAAACAGGGAAGAAATAAAAGATACATCGAGAAAGTATGCACGTGACAACAAAGAAAAGGTGAAAAAGACAATGCAGGCATATTACCAGAAGAACAAAAAGGAATTGAACAAGGTGGCACTGGCAAGGTATTATAGAATAAAAAATGAGGGAATTGCGGTATGAGATATTTTATGTTTGGCTATGCTTTTATTGTTCAAGGTAAACTTGGTTCGTTTAGTGGAAGTATATCTTTGGCGGTCAATGCTTTTCCGTCCCAAACCATTATTAATCGGCTGATAATGAAGGATATGGCAACCATGCATGATGTCCATGATGGCCTTTCGATTTCAATAACAAATATTTATGAGTTCAAGAATAAAAAGGATTTCGAAAGTTTTACTAAACAGGATTAAATAATGCCATTTCAAATTGCTGTATGCAGGGTTTCATACAAACTTTATAGGAAGGCGTGTAAAGCTCCTGTGATATTAGCGATGAAAACACATTGGGGGTGGTTTGTTGAAGTCAAGGAAACAGGCGAGATATTATTTGAAAACCATCAGGCGTGTTGCAGTTGGCAGGCAAAAAGCGATGGTGTTACGGAATGGACGGAAAGGCATGGCGAGGAATGATTGATTCAGATACTACGATAGACGAATTAAAAGAAATATTGAGGGTAAATTGCCGTGTCGATTTCGAAACTCATTATGATGTCACGACAAGGCTTGTTGAGATAGTGGCTGAACTGGAAGCAAAAACCGAGAGCTTGGCACAGGGGAATGTGTTGAATAAAATACTGGAAAAGTTGGATAAAATCAGTGGTGGTATCGTTGATGTTGAAACCGCCGTAGAAAAATTGGGGGTAAGTTTACATGCCAGTTGAACAATGGACAGATGATGAATGGAAGCAGTTAGAAGCAAAATTTGAATCCGCACCTACGAGACAGGAGCAAGATAAATTGATAGAATTAACACGAAGCCAAGAGGAACACCCTGAGTGGTATGACCAACCATGCCTTTGTCAATTGTGTTGTAGTTATGGGGATTGAGTGATAAAATGAGTCAAGCACAATCAATATTGAAATTTAAGGAAGTACAAAAGGATTTGTTGGCACGTAAGCGGTGGGCGTTCGCAAATACCAAACGCAATGAGCGTTGTCCGTGCAACTTCTTTGCATTCAGTAAGAAAGCATTGGGTAAGAGGCTTACAAAAGTATTCGGGAAAAAATTTAAAGTCTGTTGTTGGGGGATAAAATCGTGAATGAGGAAGAATTAAAAGAGAGGCTTGAAAATATTCGTAAAAATGCTAGATGGATAGATGAAATTGTTCATGCTGATTATGAGACAGGCGAGGGGAAGTTGACAAAGACGCAGGTTCCGATTGTCCGTGATATGTTGAAGCTACTGAGAGAATTGGAGTTTCAGTTGGCATTAAATTCGTATAAAGAAATCAAATATTCAGAAAAAGATGTCATTGATACGGGTGAGTGCGGTACGCCTGTAAAGGTTAGATCATGTAAAGAAGAACATGGTGATAAAACTCGTTTTGGAATACTTATCGGCGACGTTGCTCTTGGTATAAGTCATAGTATTAGCAAGGACGGTATTATAACCGCTTCAAGCTGTCATCATAATCCAGCTATATTTGTTCCAGAGTTAAATGAAATAATTTATGGTTGTAGTTCGTGGTGGGGAAGGATTGAAAGCGAGGAAGAACTAAACGATATTATTGACGATGAATTAATTAATAACGTGTGGTATGTAAAGGCTTTAAAGAAATTGGGGAAATGATTGGGGGAGGAAAAACACATGATTAAATGGAGTTGCAAAGCGGTAAAGGTTTCAGAATTAAAGGAATACGCAGATAATCCGCGTCATCTCATGGAAAAGGGTATGGAGGATTTAAAGGCGTCAATAAGTAAATTTGGAATGTCCGAGCCTCTATGTTGTAATCCCGATATGACTATTATCGGTGGACATGCGAGGAAAAAGACACTTGAAGCACTAAACATAGAGGAAGTAAACGTGTTCATGCCAGATAGAGTCCTCACGGAAAAAGAAGTAAAGGAATTAAACATACGACTTAATAAAAACGTGGCTGGTGAGTTTGATTTCGAGGTATTAGCAAATACGTGTGAAATAGATGAATTAGTTGATTGGGGATTTAGTGAAGAAGAATTGGTTGGATTGAAAGACCCCATTGAGGAAACGGGAACCGAGGATGATATACCGCCAGTTCCAGTGGAACCACGTAGTAAGTTGGGCGACCTATACGAGTTAGGTAATCATCGAGTGTTGTGTGGCGATAGTACCGATAAAGAGATTGTTGCGGTGCTGATGGATGGGCAGAAGGCGAATATGGTATTTACTGACCCACCTTATGGAATGAATGCTGTGAGTAATTCGGGAGTGTTGTCAAAAAGATATAGTTCGGATATAAAAAATGATGATTCTCCTGATACTGCAAAGAAGGCGTTTGCTTTGTGTGAAAGCCTCCAAATAGAAAAAATAGTTTTTTGGGGTGCAAATTACTATGCTGATTGTTTGACTGATTCTTCTTGTTGGTTGGTGTGGGATAAAAACAATGGAAACTCTGACCAGATGGATTGTGAGCTTGCATGGACAAATTTGAAAGGTTGTACTCGTAGATTTGTACAGGCATCAGAAAAGATAAACCGAGTTCATCCAACACAAAAGCCAGTTGATTTACCAGTGTGGTGTTTTAAAAAATATGAGGCAGGCGATGTTCTTGACTTATTTCTTGGTTCGGGTTCAACATTGATTGCCTGCGAATTAACGAATCGCAAATGCTATGGAATCGAATTAGACCCTATTTACATGGATGTCATCGTTCAGCGATACGTTGACTATGTAGGCGATAATAAGATTAAACTGAACGGGGAGTCAATTGAATGGTAATGTAGAGGAAATTTTTTGCAATATCTTTACTATTTTGTAATGTAAGGGAAAAATGGTCGGCAAAAGAAAATACACAACAGAAGAAGTAATTGATGCACTTAAAGAATGTCACGGTATGCAGACATACGCCGCAAAGAAACTGGGGTGTACGTATAAGACCGTATGGCAGTACATACAGGACTTTCCCAAGATAGCAGAGGCATTGGTTGAGATACATGAGTCCAGTATTGATACCGCAGAGTTGAAATTAATGGCTAAGATCAAAGAAGGCGACATGACAGCAATTATCTTCTATTTGAAGTGCAAGGGTAAGAAAAGAGGCTTTATTGATCGTCCGAACTTTGTTGTTCCATTGCCAGACGGGAATGAGACACAGATTGAATGGGCGATACGAAT